TTTTTTCAAATGAAGCCTAAAATAAGTTAATTCTTTATTGAATTCATCTGCTAAAGAAACAGAACTTACTTCATACATTCTATTATTATAGGGTATAAATAAATAGTCTCTTGCTCCTGGACTTTTTCCTTCTCCGAAATATTTTCTAAATTCAGAACCTAACATGTGTATTTCGAAATCTTCAAAGCCCATTCCAAAAATATCGAAAGAGGGGGTTTCAGTAGGGAATTCATTATCAGGAACCATTATTTTTAAAGTTGCCTTTTCAATAAAATCATATAAAGAGTATTCTTTTAAAATTACATCTTTACTTCTGACGTTAGGTTCTACTCTATAATAAGTTACAGGGTGACCATAAACTTGATTTGCCAAATTAGAAAGACTATTGTATATCTTTACAGGTCTTGTAAGACCATAAGGGTCATATAAATTTTCAGAATCACATTCTACTAAAATATTTGCGCAGCCAATAACATCGTAAGGTTCGCATTCTGTACATATTTGAGGACATTCTTCTATTGTTCCATCCTCATATTGTATTGTATAAGTTACTTTTAAAAATGAAATTTCATGAAGTGGCTGTAAATCTTGAACAGTTGCTTTTATTTCAATCCAAAGAGGGGCACTTGAATTTATATCTAATGCTAATATATCTCCTAATATTACTGTTTTATTTAATGGATGCCATTCACTAAGCTCTCCACCTTTTTCAATTATATCATTTTGAGACCATCTAAAATCATACTTAAAATAATTCCATTTATTTTCTTTAACATGGAACTCTACGTTTTCTAAATCATATAGTGAAGGTGCTACTAATTCTATTGTATTAGCATCTGGAGTTGAAGAAATTTCAAACTCATATCCTGCAGCAAGAACGATATCTCCTGCGTTAAGGTCTAAATTTGTTCCAATTCCTGTAACTGTAGTACTTCCTTGTGTGAATGAAATTTTGCCTACCGTAAATTCATTAGAAAAACCTGCTTGAATATTCCAATCAAGAATCTGCTCTGCCCCTTTATAAGGGTCTACTAATTTAGCAATAATAATATCGCCTACTTCTGAAGCTGTATAACTTGTAACCATGTTTTATTTATCTAGTTTTATTCAGAGTCTTCAGAGCTATCTTTAAACCCTCTTCTACTAAATTTTTCAACAGTAGCAGAACCTATTCCGGCACCTGTCAGCCAAAGCATACCTTCAAACATATATCGCTGTAGTGGAACTTCAATAATAAGGTTTGTTATAAATGCAGCTGAAATTAAAACGAATGCAACAAGTGTTACTAATCTTTTTGAAGATGGCTGGCCATCAACATCACATAGTACCTTCTCGAAAAAAGTCTTCTTTTTACTCATAATATAATAGAACTATTTCTACTATATATCTAAGAAATCCGTGATTATAAGTGCTTGTGGGTTATCTTCAGACCATTCAGAAAAATGAAGAATCATTGTAGAGCATATTCTGTTCTCCTCGTCTGTCATTCCTTCAGAAGCATCTCTTAAATTTGCGAGTCTATCTTCTAAACTTCTTAATTTGACTACACTATAATGTTTATCTGTAATGCACCCTACTTTTTTTAGAATATTATTGACGAGAGGCATTTGCTCTTCTTTGAAGAATTCAAAAGTTTTAAAACTACCACGCAGTACTTTAAAGTCAAAATTTAAAGTTTTTTCTTCATTTTCATGAAAATTACTACTTATTCTACTATATGATAAATTTTTACAAAGTGTAATTTTAAACCATCTAAGGTTTTTCATTTCACCCATAAACTTATTTATAAAATAAATTGTGGTTGCTCCTTTGTAAAGATTTTTATTAGGGAGCATTTCTAATTTTTCAATTTCTAAAGGATATGTTTCTTTAACAATAGAATAAAGATCTGAACTTTTTACTAAAATAGAAATAGAATTATTATGGCTAGTGTAGCAACCTCTATTCTTTATTAAAGTATAAATCTTATTGTCTATAGAATTATATTTTTGCAAAGTTATAGCAACTATTTCTGGAAAATGATAACCTCTAGCCATATACTTTTATTTGATTTTCTAATGCTTTTAAATCTTGATAAAGTTCTTCTTTGCAGAATGTTTTCAATTCTTCAATTTCTCTTTTTCCTATTTCATTCTTCTCCATATAAATTCTTAAAGCAGTTTCGCTTGGTTGATATTTATCTTTAGTATTCTTTTTAGAACTTTTTGTTTTTGTGTATATCCAACCAGGTACTCTACTAAATCTGCTTGTTACCATATGCCAGCAGTCTATTACTGAAGCGCCGTCGATTCCATTAAAGTTAAATGATTGTGCATTAACAGGAAAGTTAATAGCCATAAATCTATTTACCATAAAGTGGTGTCTTTTCTTTGAAAAGTTCTTTAATTTATTATAATGATCCGGTTTCGTGAACATTATTTTAATAAAATCGAAAAGTTTAGTGTCGTCTAGCATTAAAACAATTTGTTGTTATTATTCTTATCTATTAATTTTAATTTTTTTGGTTTATCTTCAGTATCTAAGTTAGAAAAGATGTCTGCCTTTCTAGATTTCTGAATATCTAACCATTTTGTATTTTCAAGTATTTTATCTTTATTAGTTAATTTAGAAACGTCCATTCTATCTAATAATGTAAATTCTTTTTCTACTGCTTTATATATTTCGTTTTGAATAGGTTCAGGTATTATTCTGGTGTGAAGCATCATTAGAGACATATTATTAAATATCTTGTTTGTTATAATGTCAGCTGATTCTCTACCTACAACCCGGTATACAATTTCTGCCATTCTTTCTAATTCACTTCTTACAAACAATGAATCTACAACAAAACTATCGTTTTCTTTTGTAAACTGTGCAAATATTTTATCTGCCATTCGATCTGTAATAGAGTAAGTTCTTAATTTGCCATTCTTCATTGCCTTTTGCCAAGTAATAACAGATGGAATATTATCGCCACTGTCACCAACTAATATCTTTTTGAATAAGAATTCATCGCAATTAACTTCTGTTAATTTTACTTTATTATTAATCATCCATGTTTTAAGAGCATGTCTAGATTCTTGTGAGAGACCTTTATAAGAACTCATGTTAAATAACATATCGTCGTTATTTACTTCTTCTTTCTTATTAATAACTTCTTCAAATGATTCAAAGGCATAAAGGCTTTTGTGAGCGCTTGAATACCATAAAGTGTATGCATCATTTGGAATAGAATAGTTTACTAATTGAATAAGGTCTCTGTCGCCTGTCCATATTATGCAGTTTTTACCTTTAGTATTTAAGTATGAAGACCAGCCGAAAAGAACATCGTCTGCTTCTGCGCCATCGATTCTATGAACAATTACGCCATGCTTTTGTAGAATAGCTTGGAATTCTTCATAGATACCATAAACACCAGACCAATCTATTTTAGAGTCTTGTTTTCTAGTACCTTTATATTCTGCTTGTGGAAATAAGTCTTTGCGCCAACTTCTAGCGTCTACTGTTACTACAACTTTATCTATAAAGTCTCTCATCTTTCTTACTTCTGATGCTAAATCTATTGCCAATTTGCGCATAAGATTTGCTCTTGATTCTTCATCTTCCATCATCTTACCATTCGAAGGTCTTGGAAGGACGAAGAGGCGACTATGTAGAAAATAGTTGCCATCTATAAGAAGTGTATGTCCGCCTTTCTTCATCATAATTTTATTTTTTAATAATTGTCTGTATTTTAAATACTAATGAAAGCATTGTAATTACTGGGTCTATTACAGAAAGTCTTTGTGCTTGGTGATGTGCAACTTCCACTGTTATTTCTGGAATATGCTTTACATATTGACTTTTTTCTTGATTTATATAATCAATAAAGTCACCACCTAGACTTTGTAATACGTCTTCAACTCTATTTGAGTAATTGCTTACTAATGTTTTATAATTAACTACTGGATTTGTTTCATTAAATATGAGTTCAAATATATCTTTATAGACTGAGTTGAATCTTTTTACATCTTCTACTTTAATATCTAAAGTTCCTTGAGATTTAAAGCCCTGTAATTTATTGAGAGTATCTCTTAGATCTGGAAAATTACGTCTTACAAATTCTAACAAAGCTGGCTTTTCAATTTGAAGACCTTCTTTTTGACATATTTCATAAACTCTTCTAATATATTTCTTAGTCAGTTCTGCTTCATCTTCTTTATCAAAGTCAAAATTAATAACTTCAAATCTAGATAGGATTGGATCTGGAAGTTTATTAATATAATTACATGTTGCAATAAATCTACTGTTCGATGCGAATGTTTCCATTGTAGCACGAAGCGCTTTAAAGAATTGATCTGATACTCCATCAACCTCATCTAATATTACAACTTTCATAGAACTAGGACCGTCCATAATAGATACAGTAGAACAAAAGTCTGTAATTCTTGTTCTAATAACATCTACTGAAGTATCTGTCGATGCGTTTATATAAAGATAAGGCATCTTAAATTGTTTAACAATTGCCTTAGCAGTTGATGTTTTTCCAGTACCTGGACTACCTGCTAATAACATGTTTTGGACTAAACCATCTTTGAATTTATTCATAACTCTTTCTGGTAGAATAAGTTCTTCTAGGTTTTGTGGTCTATATTTTTCTGTGAAAAGTTGTTGAACTGCTTGCATATTTTATTTTTAATTTATAGAAAAAAACTTTAATTTGTTTATTTAAGATTTTTAAAAGTTTCCATGGTCATTTTACGATCTTTTTTCATCTGATCTATTCTTACATGATTTTCAAAAGCTTCTAAAATAGCCTCTATTAATTTTGCGTTATCGAATCCGTGGATTTCCTTTGCTGTTGTTTTCATTATTTCATTTAATACGTCCTGTCTAGTCATTTGTGTTGTTTTATTTGATTATTACTATATTTCTGTACATTGAGAAGAAAGGAACTCTCCATCCATAAACCTCTGCAGTGTATGTTTCTCCTCTTTTAAGTTTTCCTTGGATATCTGAAGAGTTAAATTTACCTCCAAATAAAAGGTCTGTATTTTCAAAAGTTTCGTTTTCTGTGAAAACAATGTATTTCGAAGATACGTTTTCTCCATCTGATGTTACTTTTGTTTCTTTATCCGTTACTGTAAATGTAACAGTTTCAGCTGTTTGGTAGTATGCTATTTCTAAGCCTACAAATGTTAATATCATTGCTGTTACCAATGTGATGATTCCTACCATTGTTACTCTAAACCAATCTATTCTTCTTCTCATTTTATTTAATTTTTATTGTGTTTGTATTATTTGATACTGTGTTTTTATATTCGTTGTAGTATATTTCAAGTATACCTGAAGATCCGTGCTTCTTATCTTCTGCCCATCTAAATTTGTTAGGAAAAAGGGCTTTAATGTAGAAAGACCCGAGATTTTTACTATTCCATTCATTTCTTGGGAATATTCCTTCAGTGTAAATTGAAATATTGATATCTTCATATCCTGCAAGGTCTAGATAGTGTTTTTCATCTTTAATATATGTTTTTAAGCCTAGTTCTTCAAAGAGTAGTTCTTGATGATGTAGCATCCATTCATGCATTTTCTTTGTGTGCCATCCTTTCGTTGGTCTATTTTTAAGAAACTGTTCTCTTAAAAAATTACACGATTGAAGTAACATTTCAGGGTCTATTTTGACATCAATTCCGTGAACTTTAAAATAATTTTCTTTTTGTTCTTTCTCTTTTGCTGCAGTTATTTTTTCACCAAGATTGTTGAAGTGCTTTTCGATTTCTTCATAATCTACATTTGTAAAAATTCTTGCAATTCTCTGAATATACGAACTTTTGCCTAAGTCATCAAGTGGATGACGACCTGCTGCAAGATAATGATATCGATCTTCCATGTACGCAAGTACTGCTTTTTCTAGTTCTTCTGCAAAGATGTAAGTCTTTGCTGGTATAGTAACAGCAGGAATGTGTTGTTCTGGTGTTGTGTGATTTAAGTTTTCTGTATTCATTGTTGTTATTATTAATTTGTTATAGTATAAATATAAGAATAAAAAACGACATAAAAAAATCTGGTGTGACTTTTTTTACTTTTTTTAAATAATTAATGCATGCTATGTCCATGTTCTGCATAATATGTGAGCGCTGCTATCATATATGCTGCCATTGAAATAATGAACGTAGTTGCAGCAACAATAAAAGCCTCGCCTTTCCATTCTTTATTAGCTGTTAATTTGTAATCGGTTAAGATATACCATCTTTTCTTCCATGGATTATTATAAGTGTCTTTGTGTTGTCTATAAATATCATACAGGTTGTCATACATTTTGCCATATTCTTTATCTGCGTATCTTTCTTCTTCTTCAAGATAGGGTTCAAGGCTCTCTTCGGTTCCTGCGTAGTAAGACCACTCAAAATGCGAGCCAAACTTATTCTCCCATATATCGCGCATCTCCTGATATGACGTATATCCTTTTTCTATAGCAAGTTTATTAAGAAACTCGGTTGAAGTTTCTTTTCCTAAGATTAATTTCCAAATAACATATCTAGTAGAATATATTATTAAAGCGAATGTTAGTAGTATTCCGGATATTATTGCTGCTGCTATAGCACCATACATTAATAACCATCCTAATCCTTTTCCTAAGTAGTATAAAATTTCCATAATTTATTTGTTTTGATTAATATAGTATAAATATAAGAATAAAAAACGACATAAAAAAATCTGGTGGCAATTATTTTCAACAAATATATAAATAAATGCAAATAAAACGCTCAAACAATCCTAAACAGGCACATCGCCACGGAGTAAGACTTGATGGTCTTCCTAGAACTCTTCGTAAATTTATGATAGAACATCGTAACTTGAATAGATGGAAAAACGATATGATTTTTATGGAGCAAATTCTTAGAATTAAGCAAAAAGAGTTAAAACTGAAAAACACTGTTTTAAGAGATAAGTTTTATTATGATTGGACAAATCAAACCCCTGTTAAGATGGAGGAGCTAATTGACTCCTATGATACCATAGATTGGTTCTGCGCGATAAGCCGTAAACCCATTAAAGCTAAATTTAATAACTTTCAGCTTGAGAATTTTATTCACCCTGAGTATTCTGATATCCTGAAACAAAGTATGGTAGATAGTCGTATTCTTAAGAGTAGTATTGAGTTTCGGAAATATTGTAAAAAACTCCTGCTGGAAGACCAACAGGAGTTTATACGTATTGTTAAAAAGGGTAAAAAAGACTAGATTTTTAATTTGTTTCTTCATTTCCTCCAGTAGCTGGTGTGTTCTGTGGTGGATCTTGTGCTGGTTCTTGTGTTTGTTCAGGTGCTGCTTCTTTCTCTTCTTTGCCGTTAATCTTATCAAAAGGTTCTTCCATTGTTTCGATTCTTGTTTGGTATTCATCTTTGGCAGCTGCAACATCTCCCTGTTTAGAATCGCCTTCGTATCCAAATGCTAGAGCATAATCTTTATCTCCAATATCTTCGAATGCCTTTTTCAATTCTGAAAGTTTTGTTTTAGCTTCTTTATATAAATCTCCGTTTTCTGGGTCTGCAGCAGATGCTCCAGTTGCAGCACCGAATGCTGATATACCAGTCATATAAGCTTTGATTTTTTCAAGAGATGCTTTTTCATCCTCATTAGCATTTGCAATTTCTTCATCTAGTTTAGCCTGTGCTTCGTTAGCTCTTTCTTCAGCTCTTTTAGCCGCTTCTGCATCTTCTTTAATCTCTTTATCTACTCTTTCCTGAGCAGCTTTTGCCATCTTTTTTAGTCTTTCTGGGTCCTCGATAAATTCATCTTGGATTTTTCTTTCTTGTTTCAAGAATGCATCATCTGCATCTCTTTCAATACCTATCTTTCTCTTATCCCATTGAGCAGAAATCATAGGAGAATCAATCTTATTCTTGCCTACTAATTTACTTATTTTATCACTTAAATCACTAATTAATCTATCCTGTTTTGTTGATTGATCTGCTTTTTCTCTATCTAATTTAATACCAGCTTGTTTTTTCAAAGCCTCTAATTTTGTGTCTCTGGTTAGTCTTGCTTTCTTTTTTGCAGCAGGATCATCTAATTTATCGATTTGCTTGTTTAATGCATCTTTTGCTTTGGCCATTGCTGCTTCTATTTTCTCTTCTTTGTCAGCGTCAAATTTATAACCAAATATTGTCTTATCTAACTCAGCCTTCTTTTTCTTCTTATATAATTTAGGGTACATTGCGCCAAGTTTTGCTACGGCTGCTCCGGATTTAAACATTGCCATTAAAGTAGCACCTGCATTTTCATTTAGTTGAGTTTCTTCAGTAAAAACTTCTGAAATAATAGCATCCATTGATTCTTCTATTCCATCTTCAAGTTCTTTTAATTTGTCTAAGATTGTATCTATTTCTCCTGAAATATTATCTCCACCAATTGAGTCTCCTTCGATATTTTGGGTAGAATCAACCCCAGAATCTGAAGTTGTATTTTTTGATTCAATATCTATTTGTTCATTTAAGGTTATAAAATCCGAAAATGACTTTAAGCTTTCTTTTAAATAAATTCTTTTCATGTTTTTTTAATTTTATTTAGATTATTATAGTATATATCCTTTTAAATCAGAAAAAGGGAAACTTGCGTTTCCCTTTTATATCTTAAAACTATTTAAAGTTTATTAAGCGATGTTAATTAAGTCAGAACCACCACCAGATACTGAAATTGCGAATTTCGAGTATTGTGTTTCTGGGTGGAATCCAGCTTCAACGATTCTGAATCTAGATTTAACAGCTACTTTAGGAGCCATAGTTCCTTCAGCAATTGTTTGTACTGATTCTGCCATTAAATAAGGCATGAATACTAATCCAGGTCCGTTACCATCTCCTTTTCTACCAACTAATACTTCGTTGTATGACCAAGCCCATTTTGGGTTAGTATAAACTTGTACACCAGCTACAGAACCTACAGGATAAATAGCACCTGCTGATTGGTTTGCTGTGTTAGCGAATGGGTTAGGAACAAATCCTGAAACCGCTTGAATTAATGTAGCAACTTGTGGTCCAACTACAGCGAAGTTACCAGCACCTCTTCTACCTCTGTTAGCAATTAAGTTAGCAGCAGCAAGAATACCTGTTAATACTTTTCTGTGTTGTGAACCTTCAGTAGCACCACCAGCTGCAGATGCAACAGGTACTAAAGATACATCTAATGATACACCTGAAGCAGTCATGTTTGCTGCAGCAAGAGTATCGATGTTGTTGATAATTAAATCGTTAATTGTTTGAGTAAGTTCGTTAGTTAATACAGCCTCAACTTGAGCAACTGCATCTACACCGAATTGCTTTAAATCTTGTACTTGCTCTCTAGTAACGGCAGCAGCAACTTGATAAGTTCTAGCGTCTACTGATTTACTGAACAATGAAAGACCCATTACTTTGTCCGGAGTCGATTCACCAACTTCTCTTGTGAATGGAGTTCCATCATCATTTCCAACGAATCCAGGGATATGGTCGTCTAATGCAGCAACTAACTCAGCATCAGCATAAGTTACAGTTACAATACCAGCAGCTGTAGTAGTAGCTCCGATTTTGATGATGTTTTTTCCATCAATTCTAGATGTACCTACAAGTGTATCACCAGCAGCTGCAGCATCTGCAGTTTTGATGTAAGTAGGTAATACAGTACCGTCAGCACCGCCACCGCCACCGATAGCACCACCTTCGTATACGAAGTCTAGATAAGATAAAAGACCCATAGGTCCAGCCATTGGTACAACTGGTACTAAGTCTAATCCGATTGTTTGAGCTGCAACTTGCATCGCTAAAGGAAGTAAAGTTGGAGCTTTGTCTCCTGAACCGTCAGCTGCACCGTCAAAGTTTGATGGGAATGCTACTGCACCCATACCTGTTAAGTTCATTCCTGGGTTAAGGGACATGATGTTTGCGTCTTCGTAAAGTTTGTGATTGTGACAATACTCAGACATCCATGATAATTTTTCAGCGTCTTTGATACCAGTTGCCGATTCGATAATCGGTGACCATGTATCTCTAATTTCCGCTTCGTTAATTAAATTTGCCATTTTGTTAAATTTATTTTTTTGCGTTTTTGTTTTCGACTTATTTATATGGCTTTCTGCTTCTTTAACCAAGTTGTCGAATAGGTATTATATATCTTTTTATTTTTCATTAAAATACTACGTTAATATTATATAACTAGATTCATATAATAAAATGGTACATTTTTTAAATAAAAGTAGAGTATTTGATTATAGGATTATATTTCTAGAAACACAAAAAAGCCCAGTATTTACTGGGCTTTAAAAAACAAAAATAGAATTTTATTACTTATTAAATCTTTTTGATAATGCTTCTTGAACACCATCTAAATTATAAGGTAATGTTTTTTCTTCTTTTTTACTTTCGTTAATCATCTCTACTTTTTCCATTACTGGTGCAATTTCTCTAAGGTCTCTAGTTTGCCAGAAGTTTCTTACTTGATATTCTGTTTCTAATTTACGAGTCTTAGATTGAGCAGTGATTTGTCTTTTCTTAGATTCTGAAAGTGAGTTCCACTTATCTTTATATTCTACTGGCATTGCAGTAATAAATAAAGGTTCGTTTGAAACGTTTCCTGATACTTCATTAACGTTTTCAATAATTCTAGTTATTTGAGATTCAGTTAAAAATCCTGAAGTCTCAATTGATTTTCTAGCTTCAGTCTTAGAATTTTCATCTAATTGGTTATATTTTGCAGCTGTTGCTGAACTAACTAATTTAAAGAAATGCGGATCTTCGTTTTCTTTAGCTGATGCTTTTTCTAATAAATTTGTTAATTTGCTAGAAATTTCATTTTTATATGATTCTAATGGGTCATCTGCACCGTCTTTACCTGAGTTTTTAGGAACATCTTTATCAGCTTCTTCTTTCTCTTCTGGTTCAGTAACGTCTTTTAACTCATTATCTAAATCTTCTTTTTCTTGTCCAGCTCCACCGTCAGCTCTGTTAGCTTCTCCAGAGTTGTCTCCAACTTTTTCTAATTCGTTGTCCTCATCAGACTCATCGAATTCTTTTGCAGTAACATCACCACCTTCAATTACTAAATTTTCGTTGATAGATTCTGCGATATAATTAGCGTATTCACTTACGTTCTGTACATTACCTCTTAAGTATTCAACATACTCTAATAATTTTTCAGTAGTTTCAGCACCTTCATTATAAGATTCTGCAACGTAGTTAGCGTAATCTTTTAAAGAAGTTAAAGATTCTGCAACATGCTCAGTATATCCAATTCCTTGGTCTACTTTTTCTGCAATGTATTCGCCATACTGAATTCCTTGGTCTGCTTTTTCAGCAACATGCTCAGTATAAGAGATGTTCTGGTCTGTTTTTTCTGCAACATATTTAACGTATTCAGTTAAATTGTTTAATTGTTCAACAATACTGTCGTTATGTGCTGTTACAGTTTCGATAGTTTCGTTAGTTTCGTTAGAACCATCATTTGATTTTTCTGTCATTTCAGAAATAACTGATTTTAAACCTTTAATCTGCTCAGCAAGATACTTTGTGTAGTTGTTGAAATCATCTGTTTTTACAAATTCTTCCATTGTTTTTTCGTTTTTATTTTCTATTATGTTTTGGTTTTTTGTTTCTTCTTTTCTTTTAAATACCTCGTAAATAAATAAATTTTCGTCATTTGAATAACCATAAGATTCATTTACTCGTGTTAATTCGGCATTTTGAAAACCTGGATCTGCAACAAGGTCATAAGTAAATAATTGCTTTATCTTTACTTTACCTCCTTCTGAAACTTCTCCAGCAGCTCTTGAGCTAATATGTAATGGTACTCCAGCATCGACAAGGGCTTTAGCCTGTCTTCCAGCATCAGTATCTAATAATCTGATTTTACCCTTTACTTGTTTATTATCTTTGTCATACCTTAGTTCTTCAATAACGTGAGATACGTTCTTTAAAGATATATCAAATTGTTGAGGGTGGTCTAATTCTCCTAATAGTTTAGATGAATTAATTTTGTTCTGCAATGATTCGATTTGTGGTAAATATTCTCCTTCTGTATAGATTCTGTTGTTTTTATTCTTAACATCTATCTCTCCAAAAGTACCTTCTAAAACATAGTCTTTATCTTCACCAGATTTAGTTAAAATTGATGAGGATTTTTCTACTATTAACAAATCAAACTTGCTTGTCTTGTCGATAAGTTTATCCATTTTTGTTTCTTATTTTTTGTATATATCTTTAATAAATTTCGATTTTTTAAACGCCTAAGCCTGCTAGTGGGTCTTCTTCACCACCTCCGTCTTTTTTATCTCCTTCTTTCTCTTCTTCTTTATCGTCTACTGCAACTTCAGCCATGTAATCTTGGTAGTTTTTTACCATCTGTCCCATTGTTTCGGTATCAAATTTAGTAGTTCCATATTTATCGTAGAAATACTTCTTAAAATCACCTTCAGTTGCGGATGCTATTATTTGACCTAAAATCTCTTGAGCTGATATTATTTTACCATCTGCTGTTTTTTGATCTGATACTTCAACTTTACTCTCATCTCCTGCTTTAATAGAAGATAAAGATTGTTTCTCCTCTTCGCTTATAGGACTAAAAACTTTTGTAAATTGCTCATACGATGTTATTCTTTGTAGTTTCATATTTTATATATCTTTTTTACATTGCCATTGGGTCTTCCGGCTCTGGAGCTTCTTCTTTTTCTCTTTCTTCTTTAGCTTTAGCTGCGGCATTTGCTGCAATGTCATCTGGACTTAATTGTAAATATCTATCAACTAAGAAGCCCATATCAAAGAAATATTCTTCTTCCATAGTTTCTTGATTTGTTGTCATTAAACTGTCTCTCATTGTTGAAACGAAGTCTAATCTTCTTTCCATGATTTCCATTTCTTTCAATGCTGCGAAATCATTATCTTTATAGTATCTTAATGCTACCTGTGTTTTAAATTGAGGGTCTTCAGAAAGGTCTTTATATTTAATACACATCTGTAAATAGAGTGGCTTAACAAGAATTTCTTGGAAAGCAGATCTTAGTCTTTTTACAAATTTGCTGAATTTGATTTCATCTCTAATCATACCATCTGCTGCCATGTTAAAGTCTCCTCCTCCATCTTCATATAAGAATCTTGAATAAGGTATTTTAGATACATGCTTCAGTTTATCTGAGAAATATTTAAGTGCTTCGGTATCTGAAAGATCTGGTCCTGAACTATCAAGTGTTTCAATTTCTGGACTATCACCATCTTTACTTGGTAACCAATACTCTTTATTAAATTGTAACATTGGCTGGCCATTCGTCTGCATTGAAGCTGATTCCCAATCAAAGTCAACAACCTCTTTATATGAATTCATAAGTTGTGCAAGAGACTGTTTTGCTCTCGTTTTAGACTTACCACCTACAGGTATTACAAATTTCATTCTGAAAGAACTATTAGTTACAGCCCAAATTACTCTGGTGTGTTCCATAATTCTTAATAGGTTAAATGATCTGGTTAATCTTTCAACATAACTTACTCTAGATGCAGTTGTAATTGAAGAATACGAAAGATAAATGATTTGAGAATCATAAAGAGTTCTCTCTTTTACTGGATCGTCTTTAAACTGAATCCATACTTTTTTACCATCTTCTTTATTATATCCAGGTATAAGTGTAATAGGGTCTAGTTCTTTAAAACCTATAATCTCAGTCTGATCTGGTGAATAAATAATTTCAAATGCAAGATAACCATCAATTAACCATTTTCTAAAATAGTACCATGCTGATTGATCTGAATTAAAACCAAATGCGTGATATATTTGTCTAAAATATCTGTTAAGGTCTTTTTGAATACCATCAGAAACTTCAACTCCTAATATCTCAGGAGAACCAAAGAAATTCTTATTATCATAGACAATAGTTTCATCGCATAAAATATCTAAAATATCTTCTATTTCATCATTTACTGAAAATCTTCTAAGTTCTTCTCTTTTTACCTCATATTGCTGATCGAAAAAAGGAATGTTTTTCCTCATTGTAGTATCAGCCATAGATAAGGCAGCGAATGCTGCATACATGTCGTCATTATCAATCCCCATTGGGTTGATATCGCCATACCCAAATTTATCTTCAAGAGGACCAATTGCCTGTGATTGTCTAAGAATCAGATCATCATATCTCATTCCAAATGAGGATAATCTTTTCAGTGTGTTACTTAGACTAAAAGGTCTAGTATTGGTACTCCAAGGTCCATTTCTTGGGTCCTTATCTGCAAAACCTGCCATAATTTTTAATACTTTTTCAGTTTATATATTCTTTTTATTCTATCTCTTTTTAAATAACCTTTCCAATTCAGCATAAGAGGTTCCCTGTAAATCTGCAAAATCACACAATACTATTTTTGCCCAATTTTCATAACTAACAACTGCCTGGCCTGATTTACCACCAATTATATATTGTCTTAGTGCAAAATCATATCCGGGTCCTTTTAAAAAACCTTTCATATTTTCCCAAGTCATAGATAGGTGTTTCTGTTTTTTAACATTATTAGCAGCTCCACCCATTGTGTTATTTTTTATCTCAGCAGCAAACATACCATATACTTTATCTAATAAATCCTCTTTGACTGTATTTGGTAAAAGGTTCAAGTTAATTCCAACATCATTTGCTCCACTCGGATCTAATGCTAAAACTACTGGGTTTTTATCGTACCATGGAAGTGTTTTAGAGATGGGTGAATATCTAAAAACATATATCTTTCCAGGAAAGAACCTTTTAGAAGTAAAACTTGTGCCTTTTTCATTAACTGCGTTTCTGCCTTTTTCAAACCATTTCTCAGAAAAAGACCTTGCTGCTGATAAGCTTCCCTGTTCTTTAATTAATTTTTGTATGTCGCTTTTAACCTGACCCATTATTTAAGACTTTTTTCTGTCATAACTACAAATCTCCAACCTCTTGATTTGGCCCATTCTTTTGCATATTTATATTTATCTCTATTTTTTATAAACTGCTCTGCCAAAAACTTATAATTCTTAAGTGCTTGCTGGCTATTTTTTGTAGGGGGTTGTGGCTTTTTTATTTGCTCTTCTGGTTTAATTTCTATTAAAGTTTCTTCGAAGCCTTCATTCTTTTTAACTTTTATATAAAAGTCTGGGAAATATGAATGTTCTTTATTATCTAAGGAACTCCAATATTTTATTTCTACTGGTTCACTTGACCAAAAAACAATATCTTCTCTATTATCACACATCTTCATGAATTTTAGTTCCCATGAACTTCTGTAGATAATAGGGCCTTTACCAACATATTTATTTGGGTAAACAGGGTTATAGTAACCCTGATTCCAGTTAGAATTGCCAGAAGGCTTATTGTTTTTAATAGACATTTTAGATGTTGAACATTCCAGAATTTCCTGAATCGCTATCGCTTGAATTGATTCTATCCATTGAAAGAGTTCCTTTATATTTATGTGGGTGTAATTTATTCCAGCCCTTTGCATAACCTCTTTTTGCTATCTCAGTGTAGTATGCAAATGCATTAGGATATTTTGGCTTGTAACCTCTCCAATACTTTAAAAGGTCTAATAATGCGAATTGTAGACAGTCTTTTCTGTCATCTTCATTAGCGTACCTTAGTTTATTAATAGCCTTTTCAGCTAATAATTGTAGCATCTTTTGTGCTTCTCTTGTTAATTCATCGTTCTCTAGAGAAATAATAATTTGCTCTCTAAGGTCCTTGTTGTTTAAATAATTCTTTTTTCTGGGCATTGTGTCATTTTAGTGTATTTAATCTGTTATATCAAAAAAGGGCCAAATGTTTCATTTAGCCCTTTGTAGTAAGTTTATGTTGTGTTTATCTCCAACCCATCGCTGCGCCGAATTTACCATAATGTTTATCTAATGCTTTAAAAAGATATGTCAAACCTGGGTAATTTCCATCTTTAACTGAAATAATATTTTCGTGAAATTCATTTGACATCCAACCAATATCCATTGCCTTAACAGATTTATGTTCTTTTTGGGCTTTGTTAATATCCTTCCAAATTTTTTCAGTATCAGCCATGTCATTAAAGGCAATTTCAAATTCATCTCCTTTTTTAAACATATCATCTACGTGCTCCCATCGTGGTAAGGTGAATCGAATACCCTTTAATGTTCGAATATTAAATGCTTGGTCAAAATTTTCATTTATAAAACCTTCAAAATTATTTACATTTTTCATCTGTATATTATAGACTATTTTTTTAAATTGTTTCAGTATCTGCTAAAGCTATTTCTCTTTTAGTAACTTTTACCGGAGAATCTCCAATAAAAACTGTAATAGATTCATCTTGTCCTGATGTTGTGTAACCTTCTGCGTCTACTTTAATTTCAGTTCCTTCAGCATGATTTTCAATTCCATATTTAAGAGTTCCTGGTACATAACCATCAGCTCTGTCA